AAGTAAATACAAAATAAACTTATGGAAAGAATCATTTAGGAAATTAAGAGAATATTTAATAAAATTAAAACAAGGTAAAGGTTAAGATAAGGAGATTACAATGGCAAAGCGATTTGTTGAAACTGATTTATGGAAGAAGAAGTGGTATAGAACAATGCCACCAAGAATGAAATTATTTTATTTTTATTTACTAACTAACTGTGACCATGCAGGAATGTATGATGTAGACTTAGAACTTGCAGAGTTTCAGATAGGTATGGAAGTAAAGCAAAAAGATATTGATAAGCATTTAAAAGAACATATTGATGTTATAAAAGAAGATAAGTGGTGGGTAAAATCTTTCCCAACATTTCAGTATGGTGATTTAAATCCTAATGTCAAGGCTCATGCTTCTGTAATAAAAATTCTAACAAGATATAACTGTTTGCAAAGGGTTTCAAACACTTGCGAAAGTGTACAAAACAAAGATATAGATAAGGTTAAGGTTAAATACAAAGAAAAGGAGATACAAGAAATGTTAAAAAATACTGATACAATAGATATGAATGACCCTTATGAGTTTTTCAGAATATTAGAAAAGAAGAAAGATACAACAACTATTGGCTATAGGTATGTAAGGTTCTGCTATGGTATATCTGAGTTTCATGAGTTATATGACAAAGATATGAGAGTTGCTTTTAAAAAATATTGGACAGAGTCTAATAAGTCAGGTACTAAAATGAGATTTGAACTTGAAAAAACATGGGATACTAAGAGAAGACTAGACAGGTGGGCAAAAAATAACTTTAATAAGAAAGAAGAAACAACTATATTTAAAATGGATACTACAGGCAAGTTTTACATAGCATATTGTGAAAAATGTAATAAATCAGATTTTTATGATAAGTTTGAAGTAAAGCAAGACAGTAGATGTTGTAAATCAAAACTTTTAGCAGAGAGGAAGTAAATGGCAAGATATTATTCAAAAAGAAAAAGAACAAGCACAAGAATTAGAAGAGTAAGAAGAGTTAGAAGAAAAAAGTGAGTAGCCTGTACCTTAACCTACTTCAAATCCCTACACTCTTATAGGGTTTGAATCTCCTATGGGTTACTCACTACAATTATGTACAGAATGTGGCAAGCAAAAACTACATAATGAATTTTATAGAATATATGCAGGCTACAGGAGTAAAAAATGCAAAGTATGCTATAGTGAAATGAGAAAAGCAGAAAGAAAAGAAAAAGAAAGAAGAAAAAAGGCTGCAAAGTTATGGTAATCAATGTATTAAGTTTATTTAATGGAATGTCCACAGGGCATACTGCTCTTGATAATGTAGGTATAAAAGTAGGTAAGTATTATTCTTCTGAAATAAAGCCTGCTGCTATAAAGCTGACTCAACATCACTATCCTAACACAATACAACTAGGAGATGTAAGTAATTGGAAAAAATGGGATATAGATTGGAAAAGCATTGATATGGTTCTAAGTGGTAGTCCTTGTCAAGACTTAAGTGCAGCAGGACAACATCAGAAAAGAGATGGATTAAAAGGGTGTAGAAGTAATTTGTTTTTTGTGTTTGTAGATATTTTGAACCACATAAAAGAACTAAATCCTAAAGTATTGTTTTTGCAAGAGAATGTTGGTTCTGCACCTAAAAAAGATGTAGGTATTATGTCAAGAGCATTAGGTGTGTACCCTGTTAGAATAAATAGCAAATTAGTAACTGCTCAATTAAGAGATAGATACTATTGGAGCAACATAAAAACTGCACCTGATGGAATGTTTGGAGATATTGTTACAGATATACCTGAGCCTAAAGATAAAAACATTATGTTGCAAGATATACTGCAAAGTGGCACACCTGATAGAGATAAACATTGTTGTCTAATGGAACATTATATAAATGCAAATACAACAAAAGATGATAAAATATATGAAAATTTTCAAGAATATATAGTTAATAGACCAAAAGGAATGGTTACATTAATTACAGATAATGATAAATATAGATTAGTAAATAAAATAGAAATGTGTAGGCTGCAAGGATTTCCTGATGATTGGTGTGATATATTAAGTTATAGAGATGCAGGTAGTTTATTAGGTGATGGTTGGACTTTACCTATAGTAGAACATATATTTAGTTTTTTAAATGAAAGATAAAATAGAAATAAATCACAGACCTTACTCTAGAAATGCAATAGATAAGTGGCATTGGTCAAAAAAACAAAACCTAAAAAGAGAATATCAGTTTTTAATTAGAAATGAGATGAATAAAAAACAAATTAAAGGTACTTGTGTAAAATGTAGTATAAAAATTACTTGTGCTGTAAAAAGATTTATGGATATAGACAACCTAATTGCAGGACTTAAACAATTTATAGATGCACTAGCTATTGAAAGATATATACATGATGATGCACCTAAGTGGTTAGACTTAGAAGTAAAACAAGAAAAATCAAAGGAATATAATATTTTAGTTGAAAGAAAGGTACTACAATAATTATAATACGACTATGGCAAGACCTAAAAAATATAACATTAACGAATTAGAAGTAGAAAAACTAGCATCTTATGGTTGTACTGTAAGAGAAATAGCTAATTTTTTTGGTTGTAGTGAAGATTTAATAAAAAAGAGTTATTCCCAATTTGTGACAAAAGGGCAAGATGAGGGAAAAACAAGATTAAGAAAACTACAATGGAAAGCAGCAGAAAAAGGTAATGTACCTATGTTAATTTGGTTAGGCAAACAAGTGTTAGGTCAAACAGATAAACAAGAACTCACAGAAGTTAAGCCTATTGATGAAATAGTATTTGATGGCATCTAACTTAAGAATATACAAAGAAGATTACTTTCCACACCAATGGGATTTCCTAAAAAGTAAAAAACAAATTAATGCCTATGTTGGTGGTTTTGGTTCAGGTAAAACATATAGTTTCTTACATAAAACATTCATAAATCATATAACAAGAAAGAACAAAGAAGGTATTAGTAATGGTTGGATAATATACCCTACTTATTCATTAGCAGAAGAAGTGTTTGTGCCACCATTTTTAGATATATTAGAAAACAAAGGTATTGCATATGATTACAATATATCAAAACACACAATTAAAACAGTTTATGGCAACATTAAGATATTCCAAATGGTTAAGCCACAATCTATTGTTGGTGTATCTCTTTCTTACTGTGGTTTTGATGAATTTGATATATCTACACACAAATACTGTGAATTAGCATTTAATAAAGCTATTGGTAGAATGAGAGATTGCGAAAATCCTGAGATTTATATTTGCACAACACCTGAAGGTATGAAATACACATACACACTTATGGTTGAAAAAGCAGATAATAATAAATTTTTAGTTAGGGGAAAAACTCAAGATAATGTATATTTACCAAAGTCTTATTTAAAACTTTTAGAAGAAAACTATGATAAAAAACTGCTCAAAGCATACAGAGATGGACAATTTGTCAACTTGCAGCAAGGGCAAACATACTATCAGTTCAACAGGGATTCCAATGTGGGAGAAGTCCAATACGACAGAGGGAAGCCTGTTAGATATGGAATTGATTTTAATGCAGACCCTGAATGTGCAGTTTTATTCCAATTATACGAACAACGACCCCAAATAAGAGTGTTTGATTGTATAGCATTATCACATGGTGGTAGTGGTGATTTATTAACTGAAAGAATGGTTAATACAATTAAGCATAAGTACCCAAATAGTGAATATATAGCATATCCTGATGCAACAGGAATAAGAAGAGGAAGTTCATCTATGTTTAGTGATATAGAGATTATTAGAAGAGGTGGGGTAAGGATTAAAGCCCTTAAGTCGAATCCACCTGTTACTGATAGAGTTAATGCTCTCAACAAAGCATTAGATGGAAACCTCATAATAGACACAAAATGCAAAGCACTTATACAAGACCTAGAAAAAGTAGTAAATAAAGAAGGAACTAGAGAGATTGATAAGAGCAATAAGGAACTTTCACATATGTCTGATGCTTTAGGATATGCAGTTCATTGGGAAAAACCAATTATAAAACAAACATTGGGGAGTATTAAAAGATGATAAGAAGTGCAAGAGAATTAGTATTGAATGCAAAATATAGTGCAGAACAAAAAAGAAAAGACCAATGGAGAGGTAGTAGGTTAGATGCTTTGGAATATTATAAAGGCAGGTCATTACCTTATACAATGGATTATTTTGATACAACTCTATTTCAGAAAGTTCCTGCTGCAAATATTAATGTAACTAAAAGAATAATTGATAGAATTTCTTTAGTATATATGAAACCACCTAAAAGAGTCTACACTAATGAGCAGACACCTTTACTGTTTCACAACAAAGATTTTAAGCTACAAAGAGCAGAAAAAATGTGTAACCTTTTAGATGCAATACTTATAAAACCTTGCATGAGATTTAATGACAATAACGAAATGCACATTGAGTACGATATTATATTTGACTATGAGCCTATATTTGGTGATGACCCACTAAAACCTGAAGCTATTATATACCCTATATCAAGTAAAGATACTGTCTTAGATGATACACCTGTACTTCATGTATATTGGGATAAAGACAATACTTATACATTTGACAATAATGGTAAGATATATACAGATGAAATGAATCCTGATATGATTAATCCTTATGGTGTATTACCATTTGTAGAGTGCTTTAGAGATGGTAAGCCTGAATCAAGTTATCTAGATACAGATGCAAGCACAGATTTAATACAAACTAATTTGCTTATCAATGTTGCAGAAACAAACAAGAATGCGAATATCATGTTTCAGTCATTTGGATATATTTATGTAAATGGCAGCATGATAGAAAAAGATGATATAGAAGTTGGTGCAGATAAAATAACTTTCTTAGGTGCAGATGGTACTATGAATCTTGTATCACCTCCTAACACAGTAGAATCTATTACAAGTGCAGTTACTACAGCATACAAAATGCTAGCACAAAACTACCACATAGACATAAACTTTGTAGAGGGAACAACAGCACAGTCAGGTGTAGCAATAAAACTAAGAAATCAAGAGTTGACAGATGAGAGAATAGTTGATGTTATTAAATGGAGAGATATAGAAAAAAAATTATTTGAATTAGAAAGTTTAATAATAGCAGTAGATATGGGCAAAGATGCAGGAGACCTAGAGCAAGTAGACTATGAAGAGAGCATGGAAGTATTGTCAGATAAAGAGCAAAGAGATAAATGGGAGTGGGAACTAGCAAATGGCTTAATAGACAAAGCTGATATACTTATGCAAAAAGACCCTGACAGATTTATAGATAGAGATGCAGCAGAAGATTACTTGTTTGAAAGAAGCAATCCTGATATTGCAGAAGATGATGAAGAAACAGAAGCAGAAAATACACTACTAGCACAACTAACTAGACCTGTGTAATGGCAGAATATCAAGGTAAATCAGTTAGACTTAATAAACCATCAAGAATTACAAAAGGTGAAGCAGGGTATGGCAGAAAGAAGTTTAAGGTATATGTGCAAGATGGTGACAAAGTTAAAAAGGTAATGTTTGGTGACCCAAAAATGAAGATTAAAAGATTTTCTGATAAAGATAGAAGAAAGTTTGATTCAAGATTTAATTGTGCGACAGCTAAAGATAAAACAAAAGCAAGATATTGGTCATGCAAAATGTGGCAAAAAAATAAAACTGTTACAGAAGTATTAAGTGGGAGTTGATGGTTTAATGTCAGACCAACTTTTTATAGAACAAAACTCTGAACTTGTTACAAGTATTTTGTTACAGGTACAGGAAGAAACTATAGAGCAGCTATACAAACTAAAAGGTCAAAAAACTGCTGAACAATTTTTAATATTTGTACAAGACTTAAATGTAAAAGAAATAATTAGAGCAAAATCTGCAAATGCAATAAACATATATGATGCTTCACATGGCACTATGTTACAAACTGTTCAAGGTTTTGCAGCAGTATCTGAAGAAACACTCACAGCACTAAAAAACTACAGCACAGGCTCACTTTTAAATAAACTTGATGACATGGCACAGATAATCAAAAAAGAGGTTGTAAATGGCATTCTAGCAGGTAATCCTGTAACAACAGTATTGCAAGCAGTACAAAATCAAGCTGCATTAAGTCCTACACAGTTAAAAACCTTAATTGATACATCTATGAACGAATACAGCAGAAGTGTTACTAAAGTTATGGTAGATAAGATGCCACAGGAAACAAAATATGTTTATATAGGTGCATTAGATGAGAAAACAAGACCTGAGTGCCTAGAATATATGTCAGCAGGTGAATTAACTAAAGATGAAATAGAGTCAAGAGGTTGGGGAGATAGCTTTATAAATGGTGGTGGTTATAACTGTAGGCACAAGTGGGAGATTGCTGTACAAGATAAGTTTGCACATGACCCTGAGGGTGCAAAGAAAATAATAGATAAAAGCAAAAACTAATGGCAGAGAAGGGCAAAAGATTTAAGATACCTACACCATTATTTGATAGAGAAGCATTTGAATTGTTTGAAGGGGTTGCAGTAAATGAATACAGAAAGATTACATTTGATAAGTCAAATCCAAGAATGGCTGATGATAGACCTTTTTCTAAATATTCAAAAGCATATGAGAAAAGAAAGAAAGCAGGCAAACTTCGCAGGCAAAACTCAAGCTATGCTAATTCAACAGCACCATATGTAGTAGGTGACCTAGCTAATGATACTAATTCTAGCTTTGATGCAAAAAAAGACTCTATATATATAAATTGGTCATCTCATGGTTACAAGCTACAGCATTTAAGAAACAATGGCAGAATATTAACTAGCAGGCAGCACCCTATCAATCCAAAGGTTATAAAAAAACTAATGCCTAACTTCAACAAAGAACTCAAAAGAATAATGCCTAAGGGCAAACACACCATAACTATTGGTAAGAAAAGATAATAGTTATATTTATTTCTCCTTAATAAAACAAAAAAAAATATAAAAATGCTTGCTTCGTAAAATTAAAAGTGCGAACTTATGACAGGTTAAGGAAACAAACAAACAGGAGATTAAAATGAAAACTACATTAAAATTAGATAAAATAGAAAAAAGTGGAAGTGGTGTAAAATTTGCCCACATTATGGTAACTATTGATACATCAGAAGAAAAAAATGGATTTGCTAAAGCACATTGGGATTTAATATGTACCTCAATGGCTACAAGAATTAAGGGCAATCATCATATTAATAGTTTAAAATGGTTTCTTGAAGTATTAGAAAAAGAAACTAAAACAAGTGTTTCGTTAGAATCAAGAATAAGAGTATTTGCTAAAAAAGTAATAGATGCAGACGATTTGATGGATAAAACACAAGACATAACAATATAAATCCTACTAAAATAGCAAAGAAAAGCCCTGAGTGTAATGCTTGGGGTTTTTTGTTCTC